TGATGCAGATGATACATCGACATCTCGTTCTGTCGCATCCAGTGCTTCAGATGTGCCTGTCAGTTCGATAGATTCTGTATCTTGCCATCCCCATGTACCATCAACGACAAGTGTTTTTTGCCCGCCATTAAATGCTTTTGATGACTCAGTACTTTTCTTAAAACCAAGAAATGGTGTGGAATCATACGGAATCTTTAAATAATCATTTGTTAGTCCTTCTGACCACGTCTCTGAGCTTGTACGTGCTGTATCTGCATAACTTGTGACAGTAGATAATGATATCGCCCAATATGGGAATACAATCTCTGCTTTACGTGCTGCTGTTGTTTCAAATGGTGCAACGTTTGGATACAGTAGTCGTTCATCATTGATCAGACTGCCTGAGCCAATGTCAAAGTCTAACGCTGAGCTCATAGGACCCCACGTATTATATTGACAATATGCTTCCATTAATTTACTGACTGCATGTAACATGCGCCGTAATACGGTTGCATCGGATGTCCAACCAGAGCTGTAGCCAGTTCCAGCTAAATAGTCACGGAACTCAGCTACAGTTGCATAGGTGTAATATGACTGGTTTTCTCGAACCACTGTGTACTCCTATTTATTTTCTTTTGCTGCAGATGCATCTTTTTTCGCAGTAGTTTTCACTTCTTTGAATGCATATGCATATTCCTTTAATATTTTTGCAGATACCTCATACTCAACGCCTGTGTCGTAAGTGTCTCCGCCTTCGATACCAATTGGTTCGATACAAATTGCCTTTGGCATAATATTTCCTTTCTAAGGTGGGCCCAACCCACAGAGGAGGAATTGGACCCGTTTGTGTGTTACTAAACCTCCGTACACATCGCTACTTATGCAGCTCGTAGAATCTTGAAGCCATCACGAACGAATTGTCCATCAGAACGAACGTTTGCGAAAAATCCAACTTGACCATTGCCTTGATACAATGAGTCATTTCTACTAATAGAGAATCCTGCTCTATTAAAGATGTAGTATTGCTTCATGTTGCCAGCAACACCAACTTTCTCGGTACTCGTAATAGTTGCACCAAGTCCTGAACCAGTTTGGTCATTCGCGACTACTCGTCGACCCATCAAAAATTCATCTGGGGCGTTGACAAGTGAATCTATTGCGTGCACGCCAGCAGCCGTTGAACCAATACTTGCAATTAATGCAAGAATAGCAGAAGGGAATATCCATCTAAAATCGTCTGCTTCGCGGTATTGCCCTGGAACCGAATAGAAACCGCCTGTTATATCAGAGGCTACGATTGAAGTTGCATTCGCCATTGTATAGAACTGAGTAGCATCTCCTGCATAATCCGTACCACCAACTATGCCCATGTATTTACCTGAGCCATTACCACCAGTGATCATTGTATCCTGAAGTCTTCCCCAAGCCTGTGCGAATATCTCAGACAATACGCCTGGAAGATTCGGTACAGAGTTGTCTAACAATTCGTCAGATACTCGAGTTAAACCAGAGAACTTGTCGATTGAGAATGCAATTTGTCCAATAGTTGGAGTCTGCTCCACACCAGTGTACGCACCCTCTTCTGCTAAGTTCGCCATAACGACGCTTGCAGTAGTTGGTATGTACCCATCTTTAGAGTTCACATTAAAGACGCTACATGCGGGTTGTATATTGCCACCAAGAGTACCACGAATCAGAACATTCTGATCAATGAATTCCTCAGGGACGAAGTAGCCTCCCTCACTATCGGTTCCTTGCTCCATAGCTTTGCGCTCATCAGCGGATGATTCTCTAAAGAATGCATCTTGTGACGGAGCTGTGAACCACTTAGAAAATGTTGCAGTTTGGAATGATGCTTCATCTTTCAGGTTCTGTCCCATTTTTTCTTGTATCCAACTTACCTGGCTCATTGCAGGCAAACTTTTATTCCAGCCAGCTGGCTTGTAGTCTGCGTCAATGTGACCACGGTATTTGCCGTCAGATCGCTTCTCGTTTAATGAGTCTTCTGCGACATCAGTTGATGCAACAGGAACTTTATTTCGCGGTGTGCGCTCTGCGGTTTGTGCTTTTACAAGCCGATTTTCAAGGTCGGCTTCTTTTTCTGCCAAAGTCTGTAGGTGTTCAACTTCTTCGATATACTTTTCAGCTGTTTCTACATTGCCTTCTTCAAGTTGTGCTTTTGCAAGCTCTCGAAGGGCATCTGCTTTGGCAAACTTATCTTGAGTTTCCATTATTTGAAATCCTTTCGAATATTTTTAATTAACTTGTCTCTTACTTCAGTCACTGCAATTCGTTGTTGCAATGCTGCAGTAAGGTCAGCAGCTCTTTTCTGACCTGCCCCTATATCGGCAACTTCCTCAGGGCGCTTTTCAACGTCAAGGTTGTCGTCAATTTTCTCATCGGTAATAGCGTCTTCATACTGTTGATAACGACGCCGTCTGCGTTCTTCTTCTTCATCTCGTTGTGATAATGCTTCATCTGCGGATTTGAGTGGAGGAGGTTCAATGTCAGCACTATTGAGATGTTTTGCTAAATGGTTATATACGCCTTTTCTGTCTGTATCTGGGATGTTTGTACCGCCTCTGGCACCGTTTAAAGCAGCGATACCACTAACACAGGCACGAATATTCGCATCGCCTACACTGCCATCCCACTCATGATGTGGAAACTTGTATGAGCCTTTTGCATCTGGATCTGCCTCAGCGTCCACATATGCAAACATTGCTCGCATCTTTGCTGGAGCAAGGTCATCTGGCATGGATGCAACTGTTTTTGGTCCATTCCAAGCTGCATCGGTTGTGCCAGTTGCTTTATACGGTATTGCTCGTTTTGCATCGATGTCTAATTCCAATTGTTTTGCTGATAGTGTCCCTGTCATCGGTGATGCACCTTTGACAACAGAGCTGACTTCAATCCAATCAACTTCTAATATTTTTCGTATGGTCTTTGCGCCTTCCCTGACAAACTCCATTGCCTTGTCTGGGATATTAAATCCAACAGAATATTCTTTAATGTATTGACCTTTAATATTAGAAAAGGCATCACGTCCTGCTTGTGTATCTAAATTAAATTTCATCAGATTCCACAATTTTGATGTCCCATCGTCCATCTCGACGACTCGTGCATCTAATACCTTGCCAATCACTTGGCTTGGGTCATGTGAGTGTAGTACCGATATCGGTAAATTATTTTCAATAGAGTTATTGAACGCAGTCGGCTCAATGACGTCACCGTCTGCATCCTCAACTCCCATGGTGTTGACGTACGCGGAAACAATGCCTTTATCCATGTCCTCAACTTTTAACTCTGATATTTCAGAAGTTTTACGTATTATATGTGTCATGATGATTGCTCCCTTACTGACAAAATTTCTTCACTATATGGTTCGGCTGCCTCCCAAGCATTACAGACGTAGTTGTCTGCTACCGAATCGTCCCACCTATCACAATACCCACCCGCAACTTCTGCAAGAGCGACGTAAAATCCACAATTACTACACTCCTTATCATCCGTTGCCAATCTGTAATTCTCAGGTAATGCTTTGGTGGCGCTTACTGGAATATCGACATAGTTCGACATCTTAGCCTTCGTTATTTGCGGGGGATCAGTAAGCGCTTCTGGTATGTAGTTGGAGGGCATCGGTGTCCAAGTCAGTTTACCATTAGGGTGATCCATAATAAATCGAGCATCTGCCAGCCTATATATCTGTAAATCGCGTTCTGCGCATGTTCGTCCATATGGATCCCCAGGTGGTATATACGTATCGTTAGGAGAGCTTGGGTCATACGCTTGTACGAACTTTACACCTGCCTGCTGATAATACGTCATCGTTGTTGCGTTCTGCGCACGCATCATTTCTGTAATAGCGATGCGCTGTGAACGGTTTCGGTATGCTTCAGTCACAATGCTTGATATGCCTGGAAAGTTATCATCAGGGACGCCTTGTGCAAGTTGTTTGACTGTGTAGTTTCTACTCACGCCTACATCAATTGCTTTAGTCACTGCCTTAATTGTTGTGCCATGTATTTCTTGTGCTGCGAGTCCTGAGAGGTTATAGATGTTTGCTATAGCTTGCGGGTAATCTTCTGCATTAAAATCTCCAGATAATCCTGATTGACGGATAATTTCCCATGTTGATTTGACAATGCCCATGTATCCTTGTTGTATAATTTCTTTTAGTTCATTTTCTACGCCTTCTGGCAATATGGTTCCTGCTTGAAATGGATACACCTTGGTATTTTCTGCGGATTGTTCGAGTTGTCCGTCCATATATTTGCCAAGCACACCATTTACTTTTTCTTTGAGTCGTTTATAAAAATTAATGATGTGCGGCTCAAATAACTGTGCATGACGTTCTCTATCGGTTACTAACTGATTGTTGAGCCGAGATGCTCGGACATTATCAATCTCCACATCTTTTTTTTCTGCTTGTAAAAGTATTTTTGCTGTTTCTTCGACCACACCGCCGACTTCGAGTACATTCAACGGCATTCGGCGTACCCCGCCATCTTCCACTGGGTCAAGACCTAAAACTGCTCGAGCTTCGTTCAAGGTCACAAGTCCAGCGCCATATTGGTC